TACAACAGCTGCTGCAACTACAACAACTACAACTAGTGTACCGGGTATTGACTTTACAATTGAATGGTGGATTAAAGTTACAAGTTGGGCTACTCCTACTGGACATCCACGACCATATTCATTGGGAGCATTCCCTGCACCAAATGCCGTTTCAATTGAACAAACTGGAGGTCACGTTTATTGGTGGACTGGCGGAGGTTATAAAGTTGATAAAGGCTCATTAGCTCTAGCTACTAATACATGGCATCATATGGCAGTAACTCGATCAAACGGAAGTCTTTCACTTTATATAAATGGTACACGTGAAGCAACTGGAACATGGAATGCCGCAATTCCGTCTAATTCTAATGTTTTATATATTGGAGCAGAGCCAGGGCCAGATAGTCAAGTTAAAGGTAAAATGACTAACTTTAGATGGACTGCTCGATCTCTTTATTCTGGATCGTCATTCAGCGTTCCAACTTCTCCATTAACCGCGGTTGATGATACTAAATTCTTAATACTTGCAACAGCTAGTGGAAGTTTAACAACTGATTCATCTACGTTTGCTCGAACAATTACCAATGTTGGTTCAGCTGCTTGGAGTTCAGACTCTCCATTCACAAGCGGTGGAGGTAGTGTTAACTTTGATGGTACCAGCTACTTCACTGTTCCGGCATCAACTGATTGGGACCTATAACCAATTATTACATTTTAATATAAACAAGAAAAGCGAAGATAACTCTTCGCTTTTTTATTAGGTCTAACCAGTAATTAAAGGTCAAACATTGTTGCAAATGCAGATTTACCATCTACTTTAATATCTAGGCCCAATCCAACTTTATATGGATCACCAATATCTTCCATTGTAAATCCAGCAGCAGTTATCTTATACGGTTTAGAAAAAAGCACATATTCATTAATTTGGTCATTTGCATCTTTTTCCATAGGTTCAAGACTTGAAAATTCAAATTCAAAAAGATATTTTTCAGCATTAAATCCAATATCTTCACCTAATACTTCACCTGGTCTGGTTAGTAATACCATACGTACCTGCTGAAGCGCATTTTCAATCGAGTCATTTGATTCAAATACCCCTTCTTGATAATTTGGATCGCCTGGTGCTCTTAAATAAAGGTCTTTTCCTACTGGTTGAATCATATATTAATTACCATCTTGCAAAGTACAAGAAGTCGGCAGTATTTTCAGTTTTCATCATCTCCATAACTCCAGCTAATTCAGCTTCGGCTTTGGTTACTAAGTTTGCATAATTAGGTTTTATTCCACCTGGTAAATTATAGTCAAAGGTTGTAAGTAGATCACCAAGTCTCAATTTAGCTTTTGCTCTAACGTATCTTTGAAATACCTCATCATTGTATAGATCATCAGCTGGAATCTTTTTAGCAATATGAACTACCATTTGAGAACCCTTTGGAGTTCTTCCAAGAATTGCTAATTTTCGGGTATTTTTATTATAGTCGTATGCAAATGTATCAATTGTAAAACCTTTAACCAGGTCTAGAAAAGAAAATATAACAGTACGATACATAATTGACTCTCCAATAAATGGAGTTAGGAACATTTCTGATCCAATAAATTTATTATCCGCAAAGTCTAAATCCATTGTCCCAAACATTGATGCTCCACCCTTTGCTTCCATTACATTATGTACAAATCCTACACAATCAGGTAATTGAATTGAACGGTCAACTTTAAATGCTGGATTTGTAAATACGTTATTCGGTATTAGTAAATATCTTGGCTCAACTGCATGTTTCCAGTTATCGTAAAAATATCTTTCAGCGATTGTAATAATACGCTTAATCTCTTGTTCAGGAATTGAATACGGCAATGCTTTAGCAAATGTCAATTCATTCTGTACATCTAATATTAATTCGTCTAAAGTCATTTAGTTAATTTTTTTATTTTGTTGCAGTAGTTGCTACTTTCGCAGCATCTTCACTAGCCTTAGTTAATGTTGCAATTTGAGCATCCATATCCCTTTTCTTTTGTAAATATGTTGCATCAGTCTGGCTTAATTTAGATAATTGCAGTTTAAGATCATCAATTTTAACTTGAGTATCTTCAATTACACCTTCCATTACTGGAGTCTTGACTGTTTTTGAATAGTCAGGCACGGTAATTTTAGGATGAGTTAAGTCAGCTCTTTTTACTTGGTCTATTGACTTTTCCTTTTTAACTGGATCTGCTGCTTTTACGCTAGTTGCAGTTTTTGGGTCACTAAGTTTTCCACCAGTTTTAAAGTCTTTGAAATTTAAAATTTTGTTACTCATAGTAATTGTTTTTTGTTATTTATCAATTTCTGGATCGCCTTGGTATTTACCAGAATGGAATTCCTCAAACTTAAGAACTTTATAGCTCTTTGGGTTTGCGCCAAGCGGTGTTGAGTTAGCTGTCATATCACGTCTAGAAATAGGTTGACTTGATAACCAGAATGTCGGTATTCCACCCATACTGATTCCAGTAGGGCTGGGTTGAATATTCCGGTCAGTTTGTTGATTAAACGAACTTGCAGGAACCGTAACTTCACCAGATGACATTTTTGAATTGTGCATATCCATAGGATTATTTATTCCCGTTCCAGCCTAAATAAAAAAAGCCCGATAAACGGGCTTTTAATTTAAAATAATTAGAGCTATTAATAATAAAGCCCAGCAGTATCGTCTTCATCACGTATTGGATGTCTGCGCCTTAATTCATTACTTTGGCTATCTGGATCCTGTGACATTCCTTCTGCTTTGCACTTTTTGCATTTATGACCTGGGTAACCATCGTATTTAGTTCCGCAGTTTTTACATGAATATATTCCTCTAGGAGTAGGATTTGCTATTTCTGGATCGTTTGCAAAGTCTGCATTTGCTGCAAGCTTTGCCTCTCTGTCCAAACCTCTTAATTTTCGGTTAGGGTAATATTGATTAGCCGTTAAGTCTTCCTCTGACTCTTCTACTGGCATACTAGCAGCAGCTTCCATCATGCACTCAGTCATATATGAACCACATTCGTTTAAATAGTTTTCGTAAGTATGCATTGGGTCAGCATCTTCATCACATCTTTGAGCTTCTTGAATTAACATTTCTTCGCATAGTGCTTTTATTGCTCTTTTAGCTTCTTCTGACATTGCTAGATTGTAACCTTCTTCCATAGGAGTCCAGCACTCATTTACAAAACCTTCAAAAGTTTCAGCAACTTTACCTTCAGTATCTTTTTTAGACTTTTTAGATTTATTAAGTAATTTAAAATCTTCTGAATCAATTTTACCGTTATGATTCTTATCTAATTTTACCTGTTTGCCCTTAAGTTTTTCATCAACTTCTTCAGTTTCTACATATTCAACCTCTACTGGAATAGAATATTCATGTTCACCGTGTTGAGCAGTTAACATTCCTTCTCCATCATAATTAAATTGAAGCTCTAATTCTTCGCCGCTTTTAGTTCTAATTACAATCATTGCATGGTCATCTCCGTGGCCAGACATAGATACTATTGTTGGTTGCATTTCATCATCCTGGTGTTCCTCTTGGATGTGAGGGTTTGAACCTATTCTATCATCAGGTTTATTCATGAACTTAGGTAGTTTATTTTTACCAAATTTTCCCATTGTGTATGGATATTTTTAATTATTTATCTGGACACTCTACTGAAACTACGCCCTTTTGTGAAACTGCTATACCTGCACAGACATTAGCAAATTGAATAGCTTGGATAATATCATTACTTTTTAGATATTCAACCACCAAGCCAGCAATAAAGCTATCACCAGCACCAGATACGTCCTTTACTTCAGTTGGGTTAAGCGGATATACTTGAGTTCCGTTCCATTTGGCGCCTTCTGCTCCAAGCGTAATAATTAGCTTATCCATACTACCCTTAATGAAGTCCTTATTGTGTGCTGGATTCTCAAACTCTCTTTTATTAATCTTAATAAAATTAAAATCATTAGCCCACCAGCCTAGAGGTTTTTTAGTATCAATAAAACTTAATTTAGCGTGGCGTGCAATCTTTTCTAAGGTTTCTTCAGTTAGAAAACCTTTATTATAGTCAGAAACTACTACAATATCAGCGGATGTAATTTGATATAAAATTTCCGAATCAAGCGAACCAATTGTAAGTGGTTCAACTGGTCCATCATTATCTACCCGTAATAGAATATAGTTTGAATTAATATCTACAAATCGGTGTTTGGTAATTTTTCCATTTGCTTGACCTATAAAATCAACATCAATTTCCCAATTTCCAGCAATGCTTCTGATATTACCGTATACATTACTTGCCATTCCACCATTGGTTTCAATATGATCTGATTGAAAAATTGGAGTTGGGGCTTCAGGATTAAGTCGGGTACATTTACCATATTCAAATATGTCAATACAGGCTTCGCCTATTACAAGAATTTTTTTCATGCTATTAAATTATTTTTGACTGTCGCCTTTCCACACGCGATATGAATCTTCATCCATATGAGTTGTTGAGACCTCAAATATTTCTCCATCAGATAGTGCTTCAATTTGATGAGGTTGCCCAGGTAACTGACGAACTACATCGCCTACCGTAAGAGTCTGCTCTTGAACTTCAGCAGTTTCAGTATCAATCCATCTGTATATGAATGCTCCCGTGTTAACGTACCAAGTTTCATCCTTAAGCAAATGATAGTGCATTGAGAATTTACAACCTTCGTTAAATTGTAAAATCTTGCCACAGTACTTATCATTATTTTCAATTATAATTTCTCTGCCCCAACCTTTTGGAACTTCACAACCTTTGCAAACTGTTGGTTTAATTTGATGACCCATCTTCTTTTGATTTTTTTAAATATTCTAAATATGCTGGAACTCCAGTATCAATTGTCCATAAAGGTGTCCAGCCAGGTAACCATTCATTTTTGTTACTTATTGTAAAAAATTGATATCCGCTAGGAATTATTGAGTCCTCAGTGTATTCAAATGGTATTTGCATCAATTGCATAACTTCTTCAAAAGATCTTGACTCTCCGCTGCCTACATCAAAATGATTGCCTGCAAATTGCTCGTAATTCTCAAGTGCATGTAAGTTTGCAGAAACAATATCATCAACATAAACAAAATCTCTAGTTGGTTTCTTTGGAAACAATATTACCCTTTCTTCAGCTTGCCTTTTTAACCATGATTGATATGCAACTGATGCCATTTTGCCTTTATGTTCTTCACCAGGTCCATACACATTAAAATATCTAAGTGCAATTCCGCCCTTTGCTTTTACTATATCTTCAGCTGCATATTTGCTCCAGCCATATAGGTTAGATGGGTTCTTTCCATTAACCCCATAGTTTGCAGCAGATGATGAATAGATCATTTTACAATTTGCCATATAACAATATTCAGATAATATTTTAGTGGCTTCATAATTAAGATTCATCATGTAATTTACATTCTGTTCTAGCGTATCAGAACATGCTCCAACATGAAATATTACGTCAGGCGATAAGCTTGCAACAATATCAATTAATTGACTTTGCCAATCGTCAACCACCATAAAATCATTAACGTCTATTCCATAAACTGTCCAATTTTTATCTAATTTACTGATTAGATTTTTTGCGATAAATCCCTGATCGCCAGTTACAAGTATCTTCATTATTTAATAGTTAACTTTGTATCTTTAGCCTTATGGTTAATCACTAATTGATCTCCATCTTTAATTTTACCATCAATATATGCTTCAGCTATAAGATCTTCAACATGAGTTTGAATAGCTCTTTTTAATGGACGAGCTCCAAATTTATGATCGTAACCTGCTTCAATTAAGAATTCTTTTGCTGACTTCGTTAATTCAACAGTATAACCGTTTTCCTTTACTCTTGAATAAAGATCTAATAATTCAACTTCAATTATTTGAGCAACATCCTCTTTCTTTAGGGACTCAAATATAATAATATCATCTAGTCGATTAATAAATTCTGGTGCAAACTGTTTACTAACCGCTTTTCTTAAAATACCTGACGCTAATTCTTTTTGCTGTTCAAATGGAGTTGATGATGAGAATCCAATACCTCCACCAAAATCTTGTAATTCCTTAACTCCTAAATTTGAAGTCATAATAATTACAGTATTCTTAAAATCTATTTTTCGGCCAAGTCCATCAGTCATATGGCCTTCGTCTAATACTTGCAATAGGGTATGGAAAATATCTGGATGGGCTTTCTCAACTTCATCTAATAAGATAACTGAATAGGGTTTGCGTTTTACTTTTTCGGTTAACTGCCCTCCTTCTTCATATCCTACATAGCCTGGAGGAGCTCCTATTAATTTGGTTGATGTGAATTTTTCTCCAAATTCAGTCATATCAATTCTGATTAGGGAATCATCTGTATCAAACAGAAATTTTGCTAACTGTTTAGCTAATTCGGTTTTACCAACTCCAGTTGGGCCTAGGAACATGAATGTACCGATTGGCCGATTTTTAGATTTAAGACCTGCTCTTGAGCGTTGAATTGCTTTAGTTAATTTAGACACGGCTTCAGATTGACCAATAACTCTTTCTTTTAACCACTTAGCCATTGTTGATAACCGTTCAAGCTCCGAACCTTTTAATCGGGTAACCGGTATACCTGTCATAATTGCAACAACATTTGCAATATCTTCTTCTGATACAGTTAGTCGATTAATCTTTAACGACTCTTCCCATTGAACCTTTTCATCATCAATATCTTTCATTACTTTAAGAGCATCATCTCTAAGTTTTGCAGCCGCTTCGTATTGTTGTGCATCGACTGCTTTTTGTTTTTTAGCACTTACCTCAACAAATTTTTCTTCTAATTTTTTAATTGCTTCTGGCACAACTACTCCATTGATATGAACTGCTGCACCAGCTTCGTCCATTAAGTCAATTGCTTTATCTGGTAAAAATCTGTCCTGTAAATATCGGTCACTATATGCAACACATGCATCAAGTGCCTCATCAGTATACTTAACTGAATGATGATCTTCATATTTAGATCTGATATTCTCAATGATCTGGCGTGATTGTTCTAGGGTAGATGGATTTACCATTACCTGTTGAAAGCGGCGACTAAGAGCACCATCTTTTTCAATTGATCCTCTAAACTCGTCTAGTGTGGTTGCACCAATACACTGAATTTCTCCACGACTAAGTGCTGGTTTTAGGATATTTGCAGCATCTAATGATCCACTTGCAGAACCTGCTCCAATTAAGGTATGAATTTCATCAATGAACAGAATAACATTTGGATTTACCTGAACCTCTTCTATTATTTGTTCCATGCGCTCTTCAAACTGACCTCGATATTTTGTACCTGCTACTAAATTCGCCAGTTCAAGAGTTATTATTTTCTTATCAAATAAAACTCGCGGACAGGTTTTATCAATAATCATTTTAGCAAGACCTTCAACGATTGCAGTTTTACCTACTCCAGGTTCCCCAATCAAGAGAGGATTATTTTTCTTTCTACGAGCCAAGATTTGACTACATCTGCGTATTTCTTTCTCTCTGCCAACTACTGGATCTAATTTGCCCTCTAGTGCAAGTTGAGTAAGATCTTTACCGAATGAATCAAGCATTGGTGTTTTGCCGGTTTTGCTATTCTGTTTTGCCATGTATATGTATTGTAGTTATTTTATTAGTCCCACCAGCCGCGTAATCCGCTACCGTCAAATTGTTTTTGCCAATTGTCCCATGCGGTTTTATGTTCAATATCTCCATTAGTATCCTTTTCAAATTTTGAATAATCTTGACCCTTTATTAGGTGACATAATTCGTTCCATTCTTGCTCTTCAATTTCACGAGATCGTGCAAATACTTTACGATTATGTTCACGTTCTTCCGGCGTATCGTGATCTACTAATTGAGAATATCCTGGTTTATCTGGAACATCTTCAAATTCCCATGGATGATGTATGGTTTCGCCTAATTCAGCCTCAGCCAGTTGGATAAAATCATCATCAATAAAATGTTGCATAAGTTCTGCTGCGCGTTTCATAGCTTTAACCTTTTTACCTGAGCTGGTTTCTTCTTCAATGCCGTCTCTTTCAATTCGGATTGCTATATTATGGAGCGCAACTTGTAATAACGGTAATACTGCGTGTTGACCGCTCCACCATCTATAATTCCAGACAGCTTTGCGAAACATCCACATATTTTTTAAACCTCTAGGTAAATCATATCTGAAAAAATCCCAGGTTTTCCAATACCAGCGTTCTCTATTAATCATTCTTTTGAAACTATCAAAGAATGTATCAGCAAATCCTATTTCCATAATTAATCTATTTGTTTTTTAATTGTGTCTGGTGTACTTGAAACAGTATTTGTTACAACTACATCACAGTGATTTTTTTTACATGACGCCGGTATCCTTAGTGTATCGTGAATGACAATCTTAGTTTCAATTCTAATTGTATCATGCTGGATCGAGTCTACTTCTAATATAACCTTAGCTGACTGAGGTTTAAATACAGCAAAGACTGTACCTGTAACTACCAGTGCTGTTGCTAGTATAATAATACTTGCGCCGGTTATGAATAATCTATTAAACTTGTTCATCTATTTTAGTAATTAAGGTTTTTAATGAGTGTTTGACATTATTTCTAAAATTAGCTTCCATTTCATTTCGCCGTATTTCAACTTCTCCAACAAATGCATTGTATAAAGTTTTATAGGTTTTTGGTGAAAGACTAATATTATAACCAAATACATGATTAATAACAGTAAGTTCGTTTTGATCCATTATTATTAAAATATGGTTCTCATCATTTTTAACATAGTGTTTGCCAAGTACTGGACTAATTAACAATTCACTATTTGACAATTTAATCATTTTTTTAAAAACGCTAGCGGCTTCACGCTCGCTATTATCAAAGTTTTTTGACTTAATTGTAGTTGGATCAAGTGCTTTAGCTATGCGAAGCGCAAGTAGTTGAGATAGCCTTTTAAATCTATGCATTCGACTAATCTTATCAACTAGTTTATTTTGATTTGAGTGTATCATATAGCTATTATACTAAATATTAATGAGGCCTGCCAAAAATAGATTCAAATAGGTCAAGATTAGTTTTTTCAAGACCATACTCAACAAAATCAGTTGAGCATCTCATTTCCTCAACACATTTCCAAAGACTTGGAATATCATAACAAATTGGATTACCGTCTTTATCCCAAGCTTGATTTGGCTCTTCGGCTAAGTCATCCCTCTCATAAATAAACCAAGAAATCCAATCCTCTGCCTCCTTTCCATAATACGCTCTAAGTAATAAAGTAATAGTCGCACAATAAGAATCCTCATAGTCCATCAAGTCAACTCCTAATCGATACAGAGTTCGGCTTTTATCCTGTTGCTCCTTAATTTGAGTTACTATCTTTTCGAATACTTCCAGCTTCATTTAGAATAATTTTAGATTGATTTTCGATTCTTTGAATATACTCTTCGATTACAACTTCCATGCCAGATTGAAGTAGTCGAGTTAGGTCTTCTTGCGAAGTAACCATGCCCATTTGCTGAGCTGATGCTAATGCTTGAACTGTTTGAATTGCACCTTCTTTTGCAATTTGTTCAATTAAGCTAAGTTCATTATTTTCCATATTGCTCTTTGTGTTGTTTAATTTTTTCTTCTAATAAGACTAGGTCAAATTGAATTGGCCCATATTCAGTATCTGAACAGTCAAATACGACTTTATCATCTACTATTTTAAGATACGCATTTCTGCTGTATTTTGCATCCTGTTCAGTAACTATTGTTTCGGCGCTCATAATAAAAAGTTTAAGATTTTTTCTTTAATTCCAGACTGTTTAATACCTTCTCTAGATTTTGGAGTTAATACGAAATTTTTAAGTCCCCATTCTCTATCGCTATCTCCCCAAGTTGGGTCAGTATATGGAGCTCCCATATTAAGATCGTCAACCGCAACCCAATGAGTAATCTCTGGATGATCAACTAAGTACTGTCTAATCTCAACTGCTCTAGTTTGTTCAAGATCCCATTTTGGGCTCCATACAAATACGGATTCATTATGCCAAGTACACTTACTTAAGGTTGGAGTAAATGCAATTGGTTTTTTACAAATACCTTTAGCCTCATAATAGTCTCCCATTTCTTCTACTGTTGCCCAACGAGTCCAATCCGAACTTACCACAATTTTGGCATCAGTTTCTAATATTATCTCATTAAGAATATCAACTGCCTTTTGATTAAAATTATCAAATCTATATTCTACTGGCATATTTGGAGTTTCATCAGCTGACTTTATACCTTCAGCTAATGCCCTCTTTTTATATCGCCCACCCCATTCAGTTGCTAAGCAAATAACGCCATCATGATCAAGAAATAGTACTTTCATTCTTCACGTGATTTATCATGTCTTCAGTTGCTGCAATTAATTCAAAGTCCATGCCAACCAATCCAAACTCAGCATCAGTTTCTAATTCTTTTCTTAATGCTTCAAAATCAGCTAAGCTAGGTTCTTCAAAATAGCCGCAAAAGTGGTAAACAAAAATTGAGCCATCCTTTTCATCTTTGGTAACTGCTGCAATTCCATGAGTAATTTCGCCTACTTGTTTTTCAGTGTTCATATTATTTAGAGATATTATTTTTATATTTTTTCCATTCTTCTAGATCTCCAACCAGTACATATATTGACTTTTCAGTTCTAAACTTTACAAAGTCTATGTGACCTGCTAAATCTAGTTGTTTTTCAAGTATTTCAGTTACTTTAGTCGTAAGCCAATAATCTTGAGCCGAGTATGACCGTGCTGTAACTGAGCCGACTAGTATTGAACAGCCAATCACAGGCTCACTACCGACAACTTCTTTATAGCTGCGGTCCTCATTCCAGGCAATTGCTTCAACTCGAGCGCCTTGTTCTTTGAACTCTTCTCGACCGTCTTCGTGTAATTTAATTAGTATTGGCATGCTTTAGTGCAGTTAATCTATTTTCTAATCGGTCCATTGTTCTATCATCAAGCCTCATACTGAGGTCACGAGTTAATTTGTTTAATACCACAAATTCTAAATCATGATGGACTACCATGAATTGTGCTATTAATTTTCTAGCAGCTAGGTCTTGTTCCTGAGTCTCGCATGAGTCAATTACCTTTTTAATCCAAAGAGCTACATCTCCGTAATGTTTACTAGTTGCGGCCATAGTCATTTACATTAATTGGTGTATAGCTATTATCTAAACTTGAATTATCTCTACGTTTACGAGTAGTTGCATACATAACTTTAATTAATTTCATTTGTTTTGGATCTACCCAATTTATTACTGGGTTGACGCCTTTCCAGGTTGTATCCTGTAACCAAATTTTATAGGTTTGAATTGACATAGGATCATCACATAAAAGATATAGAGTGTCTTTTTTAAAAGTAGGCTGGGCATGGTCAGAAAACTTAGTTTGCGCGTTTACTGTATTCGATAATACAATCGCTAATATAAAAATTAGTTTTTTCATTGTTTTTTATTTGTTTTTTATTTTAATTCATTAATCATAATAGTCAAATGGTTAACTACGTGTTTGACTCCAGTTAAACGTACCATATCTGAAAGAATTAGGCCAGTTCCATAAAATTCTAAATACTTCGCTACGTCCATTCCTTGATAATTCTCAAGATAGTGTAGCGCGCTCTCTTTGATTGCATCTTTATATATGGCATCTTCACTAATTCGAGGCTCTAGCATATTTAATATATTTGTAAGTAATAGTATCACCTATTTGGGTTCTTGATCTTACTGGTACGGTATCTCCATTTTCAAGAATTGCATAATAGCTTGGTGAAAGATATTCGTGTACTCCAATTGGAGCCTGTTTGAATATGTCAACAATTGCATACTTTTCAAGTGTAACCTTTTCAACCTTTGGTTGATTACAACTACTAACAATCGCCAGCAGTATTAATATTTTAAAGTAGTGTTTCATGTTCGTTTGCCATTTTTTGCATTGATTCAAATATTTTAGCTAAGTCCTCAACTGAGTCACATGCCCATTGTTTTGATTTAAGGGTAAAAAATCCACTTTGTGCTCCAGGATTAAATGTCATTTCAACATGAAGTTCTTCCCAATCGTCTGGATTGGTACTTGATTCTTGGCTAAAGACCGCTTTAACATGGTGAAGTACTGGACCTTTCATTACTCAACAAAACTTTCAGTCGTCATTTCAATAATACGTGCACGTTGCGAGTTTGTAAGCATATTACGAGACTCCCATAATTTTGCTAAGGCCTGACCTATTTCACGTTCCATGTAGGTTGTTCCGTTATCAAACAGATCCTCAATTGATACAGTGACTTCCTCTTCAAGCTCATGTTTTAACTCTTCGTACATTGTTTTCTTTTCACGGTCCGATAATTGATATAAAATATCAGAAACGTCTACGTCTACTTCGAATGTTGCCATAATTATATTTTTGTTTAATAGTTATTATTATACTACATAAAACAAAAAAAGTCCCAACAAATTGGGACTTTTCAAAAAAAAAAAAATGAAGACTCGTTATGTTGATCTAAATACTAAACCAACAACTATCCCGACAACGGCGGTAACAATAATCCAAAGTAATTTAGTTACTGTACTTTTCCATGATATTAGTTCTCGGTGTTCTTCCAATATTTTAGCCCAATCTCGAGCATCTTCTTCTTTTCGTTTACGAAATTCAGTGTTTTTATTTACTCGGACAATGATTCCATCTTCTGGATCAAGCAACTGCTTTCGGATATTACGTAGATCCTCTTTCATATCGCCCTGAGACGATTCAATATTTTCGATCCTTTCCTGTATTACTTTAAGTTCACCATTTGGCAACTTGGCTTTAATAATGTCTAGTGCATCAAGAATGTCATTCATCATTGAATCAACCTCTTGCGTGCCTCGATTTCTTTGAGTACTCATTATGCGTGAACTTGCTTTTTTAAATTAAAGAGTAGCGTCTTCTGCGCCAGCTTCTTTTTCACTCGGCTCAACTTCTATAGTCGGCTCATTATCAGCCATCATATTGGTAGAAAGAGCATGATCAGTATCTCCAGTTTCAGGAGCTTCAGCTGGTGCTGGTTCGTTATCATTACCTAGCGGTAATTCAGCAGTCATTTCTTGTGAATCTTGTGATCCATTGCCCATACCCATAGGCATTCCCATTTCTGGATTGCTATTTGATTGAGTAAACTCTTCAAAGCTTAAAATTTTACTATGACTTGTTTCCATTTTATTAAATAATTTGAGTTTATTTATCTTGCAAACTGGAACAAATAGAGCCTCGCTTAGGACTAATTGTTATTCAGTTACTGGAATTCCACAATTAGGGCAGAATTTCCAGGTTGCTTTTTTATGGCGGGTTCCACAGCCGGTGCAATAAGAGCGAATTTCTCCCATTTCAACAGGTTTTTTACTTTCTGGTAAAATTTGCCAAGTACTGGTTGCACAAGTCCATGAGTTAAAATTACCATAGGTATTGGAAAATTGCTGTTTAGAACTTTTACCCTTTTCAACAATACCCGTCTCAACTGAGTTAGCTGAAATGCTTGAGCTGCAGGTAAAGACGCCAGCGCTTCCGCCAACAGTTAACGTGCTAGGTTGATTATAGTAATTGGTTGTAATTGTATTACCATAAAGCATTACCGGAGGTTGATATGAAATAGATTCATCATAGAACAGAACTTCTACCTTACCGTTATTTGCAATTGCTAATTTGGTTTGGCTAGAGTCATCAACTTCATATGTTGTAAACTTGAATTTTTTAGCAACATCAATGAATCTTTCAAGAAAGACCCTTTGGCCAGGTCTTAATACAATACCCGCAGCCGATAGTACTTGACTATTGATCCAGATTTTTGCTAATACTGATGTTGTTTTTGGATTGTAGAGTTCAATTTCAAAATTTGAACCGTCTTTTAAATAGACATTTGACCCGTAGGTTTTTAGTCGTCCTCTGCCCTTTGTGATTGTTGCAGATGGTTGTGGATTACTAAAGCTTGTGTAAACTGCAGTAGACCCACTAGTTGTGATGTTTTGTTGGTACATAAGAGTTGTGTTATTTTATGCTTATCTCATTGTAACCTTCTATTGATTACTCAAGGGCTCGTAAACCCGAGACAAACAGAGCGAGGCTCTATGTTTCCAGTATTATTTAACTATGATTAATTAAAAAGTTTTTATTTATACTTAAGTGAAAATGATCCTCCGCGATTTGCGTAATCTACAAAAAGACTATCTGCAACTTGACAGTTTTGCCATTTACCATCTGGGCCAACCGGTAATGAAATTTGATCGCCAGCTCTTAGTGTTTTAGGAACTTTTCGACCGTCGGCCAAAGCAACATCAACCTTAATAAACCTATCAGCTCTAGCTGATTCTCGATTAACTACTGATAATACTTCAACTTTAGTTAAATTGTCCTTATCAATAAATGGAATAATTACTTTAATATGTCTACCTGAGGTTAATGCAAATTCCTTTTCAGTAACAATACCGTGACCTGCATATATTTGTCCAGTGTGATGTTTAATTTCTCCAGTTTTACCTAATTCAATAACATATTCAGAATCTCCAGATAATACTGTACTCGTTTTAACCTCCAGCTTCTTAGTAATAAAATGCTTGTCTGAATCCTTTTCAATATCAATATCTGTATAATTTGCAGGTAATACCTTAACTGTAGTCACTACATTATCAGCAACATAAACGCATAATCTTTCGCCAGTATAAGTCTTTTTAATTATCGACTTTTTTCCTGTGCGCTTATCAATTACTTCATTTTCTGATGTTACTGATACTGATATTGGAAAAATATCATGGCCGTATTTTAATTGAGGATCCAATAACACAACTACTCTATTGCCATCTGGAAAATCAGGGCGCTCTATTCGATTGGTAAGACGACGCATAAACTCGTCTTTGATCATTTGAGTTGCTTCGTTTGAGACATCCGCTAGTGATCTGCCAGTCATTGAGATTTTCTTTCTCGCAGCAGCTGGAAAGTCAATAACGGTTCCGTCCTTTAAGCTATCTTTAATACGTTGTTCTACTCTCTTATCCGCATGTGGTGATAAACTAGCCTCAAGCAGTAAAAAGTCATTAAAATTAAGAATATTCAAAATACCTTGATAATTTTAGGTTATTTATCAACTCTATACTACGCCTAATTACTTTTACTATGGTCAAAGGTTTTAGTAACTATTGTTGACTTGGTTGATACAATGGAATCAATTCCATGAACAATTAGCTTACGGACAGCTTCTCCTAATTGCATATCATTTGGGAACTCCGCTACTAATTCATGGATTTTTTCAATTGTAACTGTTACTTTAGTAGTCATAATTTATTTGTTAATTTATCCGAATTTTGCAATGCTTTTGTATTTCTTTTTAATATCGTCAATCTCAGACATTGCTGCACTAAATTTTTTCTTAATTTCATCATTTACTGAAAAGTCTAAAATTACTTGACAATTTGGGCAGACTGATACTGGGTGCTTCATTATAAAAGCTAAATCAATACCGAGTGGGGTTCTACACGCTGGACAAGGTAAAGCCATAATTATGAGGTTGGATTTGAGGAATCCTCAAGTTTTTGAATATAGGCATCCACTAGTCTAGAAATCATTTCAGGTTTAGTATCCGATTTGAATTTAACACGAATTTTTGACATTCCGGAACCATCTGTGTTTTTGCCTGAATCTACTTCAATTCCATTAATATTGTGTTCATAGCCCTTTTTCCTAAATAATCCAAGTAAGGAGCGTTTAAGATCCGACACTTCTTTATCGCTATTTCCAAATATCAATCTGGCTTCAAATTCAATATCTAACTCTTCAAGGCCAATAGAAGAATGATCTGCCATAATATACAAAGGCACAATCAATTCACGTTCCCCAATTTTAAAAGTTTTAACTTTAGGTGTACCGTCTTCATTAAAATAGTTTGCAAGGGCATTAATATGTTGCCTTTCGCTTATTCCTTGAGCTACCATTGCGGCTTCTAATAAACCTCCAACTAGCTCTTCAATATTTAATCTTGCCATACTTATTTGGGTTAAACTCCTTTTCTATTATACTAACTTAAAATAATTAGTTTATAAAAAAGAGGCTAGTGTTTAGCTAGCCTCTTTGGTTAAATCTACTTATTCTAATTACTTAGACTGTGGATCAGCAGTAAGTGGAATTAATGATGGCTCTAACATTTGAGTTAGGTAATCAGATAATTTCAACATACCTTCAGTTGCTGGTAATTGTTCAGCATGTACTTTTACATTGTATTTTGCTGAATTATCAGTGCTACGTGTGTTCTCTTTATGAGTTGACACTTTACCTGCCATGCTAACTGAATATTTCATACCCCAAAATCCGCCAGAAGCTGAAGCCGAAATAGATGCTTCAGTATCAGTACTTGATTTGTCTACTTCAGACGTTTTAACTTCCATTGTAAATTCAATATCAGCTGAGGTAATAGCCAATGAAGGAAGTGGAACCAATGGTAACATTGGAACTTTTGAATAAAGTGTTTGAACTGTTTGTTCGCCAGTAGTACCGTCTGTTACTACTCGGTTCATTTCAACGTCTAAAGAGCGAGCTGAAGTTTTGCCGTCTTTGTCCGTTACGAATGCAACTTCTGAAATATATTTCCAGGTTACGTCGTTTAATTTTGCTTGTCCTTTTGCCATACCGACTATTGGAGATACAATAAGATCTTCAATAGGTAATCCAGCAAATTGTTGTGCGATGTCTGCCATTATTCTTGATTTTTTTATTATTTATCAGGCAAAGTTGATCACTTTGGGTGAAACTCTAACCTGTATTAATTAGCTTGGAAAATTTTCAAGAGCTGCATCAACTTCGTCAGTTAAGTCAGGTCTTACTGTTTGAATTATATCAGCTAGCGAGGCAACTATATTGATTAAATGATGATAGTCATTATATGAATCATATGCCGTATCATTATTCTTAATTGAAATTACCTCAACTACCGTATCTTGAATAAAACCTAATAGAATATCAAAATTAACCTGACCACTAAAAGAGTCCTCGTCATCCGAATATTCTTCAACTGATTTAAGATAGTCTAAATATTCGGTACCCTGTTTAACAAGTTCAGCAAGTTCGGCTTTAGAATCTCCAACTTTAGTAGTTTCGATAGTATTACTTGAAATTTTAGTTAGTGCAAATAATGGAACCTTTACCCGGTTTCCTTTTGAATTATGTAATTCAACTGTTGCAAAACTATCATCCATATCGACAACTCGACCCTTACCTCTATACGAGTCAACATAACTGCCAATATTAATTTCAGGAGAAGCGTCGTCTGCTAATTCTTTATCAGGATTTTCTAGAAATTTATCTAGATCAAAATCTTCAAATAATTTAATGTGTTTCATATTTATGCGGATTTTATTATGTCAGCTAGGGTATTTGCCCTATTTCCAACTTGACTTGCCCATTCTGAGTGTAACATTTCTTTTGATGCTTGTGCAAAATTATTAGATGCAATATATTTTAAAAAATTATTAAATTTAGATACGCCTTTTTTCCCTAAATTAAATACCATCTCAGTTAAAACTCCTTGCACTTGTAATGGCAGTTTTTGCCATGACTTTGTAAGATTAGTTGACCCATCTGCTGAGGATAGGGTTTGTGCATCATTTTTTGCTTTAAGTAAATCATTACCCAATAGTGCATTTATTTGATTGTCAGTAAGCGCAGATTTACCAGATTTAATTTTATCTGGATTTGCTCCAACTTTTTTAAGTAATTCACTTGAATCTGACCGAGTTAAGTTAAATCCAACCCCAACGGTAGGAACTCCTTTAGAATCTAGGTATTTAACCGGTTTTTTGCCTTCATGTTGAATTACACGATCCCTAATTGAACTAATTATTTGATCAACTGGCGGAGGCGGAGCAACAAACGATCCCAAATATTTTTCAGCTCTTATATTCTTAATGTGAGTATTTATTCGGTCTTTATAAGTTTGATCAAGCATACCAAGTTCGCCATTAATTGCATCTCCTATACTTGAATAGATCCAACCCTTAGTTTCAACTCCTAATTTTAAAGCCTGATTCACTTTAACCATTGATGCTGCATCTGGAATTAGAATAATTGCAGCTACCAATAAGTCTTCATCTGTTCCAAGATCAGCACTTGCTGCTTGAATTTGATCAGCAATTTGGTCAGCAGTAATTGCTTCATTTACCCAACTTTCAAATAGGTTAATGTGTTTCATTGTATTTAATTATTAATTCACCAACTACTTCAATCTTTCCCATTACTTGTTGAAATGGTGTTTGACCCTTTGCCTCAAATTTATCAATGATTGCATGAAGGTAGGTGTGTAATTTTTTTAGTTCAGATTTGGCCTCTTCGATATTAAATTTACCAGCTGCAGCCTTTTTGTAATAGGGTAACTTAACTTTATAGTGCTGATATGTTAATAGAGAGTCCCCGCCTTTTGCTTTTGTAGTTTCAGCAATCTTAATTGCTCCAGCAAGTCGGTTACTTGCAAATTGTTCAAAGGTTTCAGGTTTCTTTGCTTCAAATATTGAAGTAGTATAGATTTTACTAACTTCTTTAGTTTGGTGATATAGTTCCCAGTTAAGTATAGACATCAAAGTTCCCTAGTATTTAGGGTTATTTATATTCTACTTTCAGTCTGGCTTTAAATTCTGGTGGAAATTGATCGCCGGCTGACTTCATAAGATCAGCAAAGCACCCATCCAGTAAATAAGTAACAGCCCAATCATCTGGAGTACGGATCGATCGACCTACTCCCTGTAATACTGCAATTGAAGTTTTCCAGTTATACCAAGCTTGTGAATATTCAAGTTTAGCAGCAACATACTTATCACCAAGATGCGGATATGGAACCTTTAAGAAAATTTGAAATCTGCTCTGGTCATCTACCATATTTAAACCTTCTAAGATAGAAGGCCCCATTAATACAAGCCCTTTCTTTTTGCTCATTTTCTTTAGAGCTTGGTCCTTTTCTTCAGAACCTTTATAGAGTAAAATGCGTTTCTTAACGTCTTTAGGAAGCCCTGTCCAGATCTTAGTATTCAATTCATAGGAACCAGAATGAATGATCCCAGAGTCCTCAGAATGCTCTCGGACAATTCGGGTTACGGTATCAATTGCCCATTGCATATTATCACTTAGGAATCGGGTTGACATTTTTTTACCCGGATAGAAAATGATTGGCGACTTTTCCCAATTAAAATGGCTCTCTATTTTAAAGTACTTGGCTGACTTGATACCGTGATTTCGCATGAAGTCACTAGGATTACCCATAGTGGCAGTCATTAATAACTTAAACCCAAATTTAGTATAGAAGTGTTTCTTTAATAAGTAGTACTCGTCAATACAGTTAAAAACCAGGGCTTTTTCTCCAGGGTTCTTAATTAGTTTTTCAACCCCAACCTTTCCAACAATTTCGCAATAATCTTCAAGTTTACAGTGCACGTCTTTACACCAGTCAGCTAGGTTAAAAACTGCAAGCCATTCAAGCGGAACACTGCCTTCAGTAAATTCAGTTGAGGCATTTTCTCTAAGAGGGCTTGTGGCTTTCATAACTTCACCAAGTACTTTAGTAACTTCTCTTAATAGTTTAAGTAAATTCGCTTGATCATCATCTGCATAAATGCGGTCTATTATTTTCTCAAGTCTTTCAAGATTTATTTTTGGTACAGTTTGGCCAATATCGCCAAGTCCTTCCAATAATTTTTCAGCCTTCTTTACAATCTCCTTTGATACAATTGGACTAAAGTGGCTCTGTACAATATCTAATAATTTATGAGCTTCATCGCAAACTACAAAATCTCTTTGTGGAAATGGAGAGCCTTTACCCTTTCCTTGCTGTTTATCCTCAACATAATTTCTTTGAATTAAGGCATACGGATAAGTAAGTAGGGCAACTTGAGATTTAATTGATTTTTTACGTGATGTTAAATACCCACATTGTTTAAAACACGGTAATGATTCAGCAGCTTCATATGAAGTTCCTTTACTTTTACATTCACCTATTGAAAATTTTTCGTCATTAACAACACATCTATAATTATCAACGCCTTTAATATTACCCCAATTCCATAACTGTAGTTTACGAAAGTCCTTTACGTATTGTTCATGTAGCGAAAGATCAGATGCAAGAATATAACCACGGTTGCCCTTAAATGCAAGAAAGTCTGCAAAGACCATTGCAATTACTGATTTACCTGAACCAGTTGGGGCATCTAATAAGTAGATACCATTAGGATCATCGTTATACGCAGAGATTATATCAAGTATTGCCTCTTTCTGTTGAGGCCGAAACTCCAGTCCTGGGTGTTTTCCTTTTACAAATTGTTCAAATTCCTCTTGGAGTTTATTCATAGTTAGTTATGCCAATATTTTTGGTCTTTATAAAAATGCGATTCATTATTACGGTTCAGCCAATTTTTAATAACTAGCCAAATCATATTAAGATATCCATATTTTTTAAATCGGCGATTGTCCTGTGTAATTAGTTTAGGTATAAGCTTAAATTTATTAGGCTTTATTTTTCTACTTAATAACCAGTCTTCACTTTGATGGGCAAGCTCGTCAAATCCGCCAAGGTCATTAAAAATAAATTTGCGTATCAACATAAATCCGCCTATTGCAAATGGTTTAGTTTTAGAAAGATACCAAGTAGTTAGTCCGTTTATCCAAAATATAAAAGTTGCTCGTAAATCAAATTCTCCTTTATATTTAGGGGTTGTTCCAAGTACTGCATAATTACCAGCAAGGAGGGTATTAACCGATTCAATAATAACTCTGTTATGTGTAAATGTAATATCAGCATCTAAAAATAGCAATAATGGAGTAGTTGCTATTTGAGCACCGGCGTTTCGGCCAATTGCAGGCAAACCTCCTTTAATTATTTCAACATTTAGATTAAATTTTAGAGCTATTGAATTAATTATATTAACAGTTTGATCAGTTGAGCCAGCATCTGCTATAATTATTTTAACACCAGCACATTCTTTTTGTCTTAATATAGCTCTAAGAGTTCTACCAATATAGGCCTCTTCATTATAGCATGGAATTATAATAGTTAAATCATTAATCATTATCTAAATAAGGTTAGCCAGTTAGTGTTTTTAGTTGACTCATATATAACATATGAAGTATTTTCAATCCAGTCGCCAGTGTTTAAGTAGCGAACTCCGTCTATTTCTTTATCTGATGGAGTATGAATGTGACCGCATACAACAGTATGGCAATTTCTCTTTTTTGCTTGACGAACCATTTCATTTTCAAAATCAACCATAAATGAAACAGCTGCCTTTACATTATCCTTTAAGTATTTTGACAAACTTGTTTTTTTACCAAATCTTTTTATAAATCGGTCTAGTTCAATTGCCAAGTCATAGCCAATTGAACCTAACATTCCCAACCAGTGCATCTTAACGATTCCATCGTATTTGTCTCCATGACAAAACCATATTCCATCTTCGGTCCATTCATCAACTACTATAATATTACCAATATCAACTGGTAAATATTTTCTTAGGAACTCATCATGATTGCCAGCTATCCAAATAACTTCCATTCTCTTTGAAATCTTTAGAAATTTTCTTATTAAGTTAGTATGGTCTTGAGAAAACTTTTTATATTTAGTAAAGAGCCATCCATCAATAATATCGCCAACTAAAATCAGTCGATCAAATGTTTCTGTTTTTAATAACATTGTAATTGCTTCAGTATTGCAACCTTTAGATCCAATGTGTATATCTGATATTACTAAAGTTCTCATAATCTATAATTTATTTTTCTTCAATTTCATAGCCATTTTCGTCATACCAAAATTCACAACATGGATATTCTCGGCCCTCATCATCTAATCGGCACCATTCAGTTTTTTCTTCATTAAGCCAGTGCCAATCTTTGTTTTCAATGCCTTCCGGTAATTCAGGATTTTCGAGAGGAGGGTGATAAGCGTTTGGGTCAGTATGGTAGCTATTACAAGAACAACCGCGAGGAACGCAATCATCACAGTGAAAAGGATTCTCTGTAGAATCCGTTGAAGGCGCATATAGCCAGGTTGCTTTTTTACCACAGTTACAAGTTTCATAATTTACCATAAGTCCCAATCAGTTAAGTCAAGTACGTCTCCAGTAGTTTGGTCTTTTACTTCAACTACTGTACCAATTCCAGTTGGAGTAAACATAAAAGTCCATCTTTCACCGGCAGTTGGCATGAATGGGTCCTTCTTTTTCTGTTTCTTTTTCCACTTCTCGAATTTTTTAATTTCGGAATCAACTAGTTCAAATTTATACATCAATCAAGTTTTAAATTAAATGTTTTTCGGTATTCTTTAAAAACCTTTTTAAATTTCTTTGAGGCGGCAATTGAACCTCTAGCCCGGTCCATTGGCTCAATCAAGCCAGTTGAAAGATATGCATGGATTTCGTCAACCATAACCTGCTTAACATAACCCATTTGAGATAAGTATGCTTCTAATTGTTCGTATACACTCGTCTTTAAAGATAAAACCATTTCTACCATTTCGGCTTTATACTTTTTATTTGTATAGAATAGTGCATGGGAAAGTTCATGATCCATTACTTGTGATTTTATATCGTCTACTCCCAATATATAAAATTTTCCACGAGGTTGGTGCTTACGAATTGTTGTATATATTGTATGTATAAGAGTATCATATGGAGTGGTCAAAGCTTTATTAGAAGTTAAACCATTAAGACAGGCTTCAAGAGAATCGCTTGGAATATTGTATCCGCTCCAATCTTTAGTATATCCAAAATATTTAGTACCTCTTTCTTTACGGTACTTATTCATATATTCAAAAATACAAAAGGTCTTTTTTCTAAATTCAGAATACGCGGACTCGTAATA